TGTTGCTGAGATATATTCTTTCAATCCCTCGATTGTCAAGGCCAGATCAGAAGTGGACTCGTTAATACCGCTACCGTTACCGCTCACAAGCTCTATGATTCGGTTAAACTGATTATTTATCGAGACATTGAGAGCTTGATACTGAAGATCGGTAGCATCTTCCATCTTAACCAATCGACTATTCGTATCTTTGTTAATCTCTTCACTGATAACTTGTGCTACATCATTCAAATTCATTTGTATCTCCTTTGTAATTGGCAAAAAAAATGGTAGAGAGTAGCTGACTGCTACCCTCTACCTATAGTGCTATGGTTTTAAAGAGAAATCTGTTTGAAACCTACATCTCTCACTACCCAGTGGGTATCTGACAACTCATCTACAAATATATCTCCTACCATCGATGATCTAACCATCTTCAATTTCCAATCTGAAGATGGGTTATCGTTCTGACTCTTGAGAAATGCCTCTTCAAGCCTACCGTCAACTGTTTCGTACTCATCTACTTCCATATCTGCTACGTGTAGATGTGTATGAATACCATCTTCATTCTTTGTAGCATGAAGTCTAGTGTATGATGGATTATCTTTCTTAAGGCATCCATATACACCATAAACCTTAGTAAACAACCTCTGATGATAAATCGTTACTTCATTCATTATGTTTCTCCCTTTCAATTCGTTTCCTCATTAATTTATACACTTCCTCTGGTAGCCATTGAAAGACTCCTGCGCTGTCTGTGTATGTTCGGCTGTGGTAAGTCCCCCACATCTCCTGATAGTCGTCAAACTCACCTAGAAACACCAACGTTTTTTTCCCCGTTCTTGGGGACGTTTTCTCTTCTAATGCCTTGTGAGAGAAAGTCAAGAGATCAACAGGTTTGCCATCTTCATCGCATGCAACATACGCAACGTATGCCATTCATTTCTCCTTTGTTTGATAATAAAAAAGGGTAGAAGATTATCTATCCCCTACCCTTTGGGTTAATCTAATGAAAAGTATTCCACGCCACCATGATCATCTAAGGAAACTATCTCAGGATAGAATTGCTGTTCTTCCCTGTACTCCTTTAATTCTTCTTCGGAAGAGGCAATTACTTTGCCATCTTCGCTTTCGCAGAATTTCTTGCCGTCATATGTGAACTGAAAATCGTCTCCTTTCTCTTCACATACGTTAATGCTATCGTTATTGTAGTCGATGGAATATCCTTTTTCACATGCAACTACTTCCAAAATTTCTCCAAATAGTTCATCTTTGATCATGTCTGCTTTGCTTTGGTTTGTTGTCCAAAAAGCCCAAACTTTGCCAGAAGGAAACGTATTGATAGAGTCTCCAAAGTATCTGGATTCTACTAATACTCCATCTTCAGTGATGAATAAATATTTGTTGCTATCAGTCGAGAAAATATAGTCCATCTCCTCTTCAATTTCTTTCTTGTATCTTTGTTTCAAATCTACTCGTTTCATTCTTGATTCTCCTTTGTTTTTCAGACAATAAAAAAAGGGTAGAGAGTTTCTACCCTCTACCCTTTGGTGTTAGCTATGCTGACTGAAAACATAGCAATTATCCGTGAAAGTGTATTCCATACTCCATTCATGTTCGATGCTAGACCAATCAATGTGAGATTCTAGAAAATCTGGTATTTCATACAGACTATCAAACTGTTCTCGAACGAAATCAGAGAAGTAACTCCATTCGCCTTGGCATCGTTCCTCCATTTTCTGAATAAGATCATGTGCTGTTTCATTATTGGCGATAGATCCTACCATCTCGTTAAGATAATCGTACATCGCCATGTGGTCGATATTTTGATACTCCATAATCTCCCAATAGATTGGGTTAATGAAGTGCTGACCAATCAAGTTGTATGGTATGTTTTCCCAGTCTTGGAAATCCAGTTCCACATCCATCTCATCACTATGCAGTTTGTTGCAGTGGTTTATAAATTCTTCACTGCTACCAAAATCATTTAACGCAACCCATGAACCACCTAAATTCCCGTCTGCATATTTCAGACAACTACCAACGTATACTGATGCGTCTTTCATTCTTGATTCTCCTTTGAATTGTAGACAATAAAAAAGGGTAGAGAGTTTCTACCCTCTACCCTTAGCAGTTTCTAGTAATCCCAAAGCAGCCAAATACCGTCACATTCCTTTATCGAGTCGCAGTCATGTATTAGTGGCTTATCCTTGCTATCTATTTCTTTTACCGCACTACAAATCTGCTCTTGTGTGTATTCATCCTTTACAGATTGAAACGTTCTAGCGATTAGGATTAAATCTTTCTTGATGCTATCCATTAAAACTTGGTCTCGTTGTTGTCCAGTCATTTGTTTCTCCTTTGAATTGTAGACAATAAAAAAAGGGTAGAGAGTTTCTACCCTCTACCCTTTGGTGTTACTTGATGTTAGTATCATCCCAACGTTGTGGAAATGTTTTGAAATGGGTTGTCGTTCTTCCTATCCTCGTTTCTAGCGATAGATTGGTACGTTTGAATGTTCTGCCTTTCGTAAGGTATTCCCATTCCTTTAAAACCCAATCTCGATCAGTTTTGACTATCTTGTGGACTCTTGAAACATTCCCAGAGTCCAGAGCAAAATCTTCCACAAAAATAATAGAGTACAATCCACGTCTTGCATCAGATGCTAACGTGAATTTTCCCCTTTGGTCTTGATATTCTACCATCATCATAATAATACTCCTTTGCTTGAGCAGGTTTGAAACAACCTAACCACTATCCCTTGATAATGTCGTAGAAGGTTATCGCCTTACTGCCTTATATATTCTAGCGCAATTTGTGTTATCCCAGCTACTCACTCACTCGCTTTCACTTGGTTCCCAGCCTATCAGGTTTGGCTATTCTTATGCTAGAGTCTTGTAAATCCCTGCCCTTAGTCGTTCCTGTATCTATCAGTAGCTGGCAACATCGTCACAATTACGTTTCCCAGTTGACCAAGGTTTTACTGCTTTGATGTACTGCTCTGTTTTTCGCTTTCGTTCTCCTGTCTGCTTTTGATATCTCTATTATACCAACGCATTTCTACGGTGTCAACTGCTTTCTACTCATTCAACGCAATTAATTTGAAATAGTTTCGTTTTTCTCACTTGGCATGATGTTTTTATATTGATGATGTATCGCTTTTGTGGTATAAGTGTATAAGTAAAAAGAAAAGTCAAGAGGTGAAAATAACGTGTTAAAGGATTGCAATCTAAAGCCTACAGCGAGCTGTACCGCATGCGGTAAACCAGATTGGTGTATGGATTTCGTTAACCCAGCAGGGAATATTGAAGCGAACCTATGTCATCGTGTGCCTAGTGCTATGGAAGCGAAAACGGGCAATGGTTGGATACATTTTACTAACCAACAAACGGAATACATACCTAAGAAGATATCCAAAGGGACAAAGTCTCCGAAACGGAATCCCAGACGTAAATCATGCAGTAAGACTACCGACAAGGTATTGAAAGCCTTGTGGAGCATCCTGAGCCTATCAGATAAGCATCAGACCAACCTGATAGCACGTGGTGTAGCTGAGACATCGCAGTATCGTACCTACCCAGAAGGGAAAGCATTGCAACAAGCAACACGACAGATGAAGGAAAGGTTTAGTGCTGACCAGTTGCGTAAGGTTGCAGGATTCAGAAGGGCAAACGATGGTAGCATGTATCTCCCTCGCCTCAGTGGTATGCTGATCCCATGCGTAGACGCTACGGGTCGCTTCATAGGCTCACAGATCAGGCTATCCACAGACACCAAAAACAAGTATATCTGGTTCTCGAATTCAGACCGAAAGGCAGTCACAAGTGGGACTCCGATCCACACCGCTCCACCACCCACAGACACGAAACCAGTAGAAAGAAAATCGAAGGAACTCTACCTTACCGAAGGAATTTTAAAAGCTGATATCACTGCCCAAGAACTAGGGATGGTCTGCCTTGGTTTAGCGGGTGTGAGTGCATATGACCGTCCCGAACTTAAAAACACGTTAACCTCTCTTATCGCTTTGCGAGGGACGGTCAATATTGCATTTGACATGGATCAGGACACTAATCCGTTAGTGAAAAAGGCGTTAGACAAACTCGCAACACATATAAGCTCATGGGGATACAAAGTACGGTTCGCCAGATGGGACTCAACCTATAAAGGGATTGACGATTTTCTGGTACAAGCAAACTCTCCGAATATACAGTATGAACCGTACTCCCCGCCAATAAGCATTAACTCCCTTAAAACCACCCCCACAATAGTTTTCGATGATGACGGTGAAGTTGTCAGGGAAAACGGTAAGATCGTTAAAAGGATTCAGGAAAAAATCAGGGTGGTAGACAGTACTTTCATTTCAGAAGATGTTGAAGTGGATCTGGAAGGGTTAAGGAACTCTATGGGGACCATTATTACTGATTTTGCTGTTTCGGGTGGTGGTAAAGGGTTATTAATGAGGGCTATCCCCGGACTCGGTAAAACCCATACCAGTCGAATTGTCTTGGAGTCCCTATCAGCTAAAGGAACTCTACGACCAGTATTCGCTATGCCTCGACATGATTTGATGGTTAACCTTAAAGATTGGCAGAGAATACGTCCACGACAACCTCGGTTACAGGAACAGCGAACTATCCCGTTACCTATCCTTCAGGAAAGGATCGAAGACGCTATCGAAGAGGCTCGTTATACAGGTAAGGTGAACTATGGAACTCTACCCAGTCTCTGTCATCAATGGGAACGGGCTAATTCATTAGCCTCCAGAGGATGGAACGTTGTAAGTAATCTCTGCATGACGGATTGTGATATAGGACTGGGTGATTGTTTATATTTCAATCAGTTTGAACAGGAAGGGAAACTGGCAACGGTACATGAAACGTTGTTCATCCCACGCTTTTGTAACTCTATATTCGGTCCAGAAGAAGAAAATATTGATGGTTGGCAAGATACAACGCCAAGATTACCTAGTGTAGCGGTCATCGATGAGCCTTCCCCGTCCAAATGGATCAGAACTACCGAGATAAAGGAAGAAGACCTTACTTTTGCTATTAGTAAATGTTGGAGTGATGACGTTTTGGAGCTTCTGAAGGTTGTTCGGGAAGGATATGAGACCTTTAAACGGGATATGGGTGGTGCACGTACACTTGGTGGTAAGGAATTAATGGATATCCTTATCAAAACAGCAGGGAATCAGGAAATATTAGAAGAATTGATACGTAAATGCGAGCCAGACAAGACAATTAAGAACGAAACCGTACTCGTTAAGTTCGATTCGTTGACTGTTAACAGGAAATCGGACTTTTCTATCGTTATAGATGGGAAAAGCTACTATGTTGACTCAGCAAAAGCAAAAATTCACAGCAAAAACCTACTGGAAGTAGAAAAAGTATACGCTATCATCAAAGAACTTCCCATCCATAGCGAATTTGACGATAAGGACGGAGTTCCGTTGAATTTTCAGAGTGATCTGGTCACTGTACTGGATCGGGAACTCAGGAATTATGATGAAGATGGATATAATTCCTCGATTTACTTTGATGTAGCAGAAGGGATACGACTAAATATTAAAAACGACCTTGCGGTCCCTTCGCATACACCATTAATCTGTCTGGATGGACAGGGAGACCCGAAACTGCTGGAGATGCTAACGGGCAGAACCTTTGAAGAGTGGTCATACGACAAACTACCTGATACATCTATAGTCCAACTCGTTGATGGTGCGTATGGCGTGACTTCTCTTTGGAACTCTAAGACTAAAGCACCTAAGTTTTCCTTAGAGAAGTTACTCGATACTATTGTTTTCCCTAAAGTGGAAGAAAATCCAGAAGAATGTCTCATAGTAACGTGGAAAGTTATCGCTGATTACCTTAAAACCCTTCAGGATAAGGGCGAGTTGTCGGGTGCGGTAGGGATCGAACATTATGGTAATCTCAGAGGGTCTAACGAATATGAAGATAGGGAAACCGTTATTCTTTTAGGGACACCCAATATCAATACCGATCAACTTGAAGAACAGGTTAATGCACTCTTTGTCGGTGGCGATAGAGTTAATATGGATACCCATAGGGTTTGGGAACAATACGATTACCGTGACATTAACGGTAAAGGATATGAGGTGCAAGTCAGACGCTATCAGGATGAACGAGTTGAACGAATGGCCCGTATTTATCGGGAATCAGAAATGGTTCAAGCAGCTCATCGTGTCCGTCCCGTTGTCAATTCGGGTAATCGAGAGATAATCATTCTCAGTAACATACCTATCCCGCAACTTGCACCCACTCATTTAACCTCTGCCGAAGAATTAGCCAAATCATCTATGCCGATTAACCCGACTTCGATTAAAACATATAAGGCTTTATTACGGGAAGCGACACGTATATCGAAAGATATCATGTTAGAGTTCGGTTATATACGAGCAACGTTACTCCAATCCGCACTACGAGAGTGGTATGACGATACCGTTAATAATAATACCTTTGATGATAATAGCGGTTCACTGACAGTGACTGCGTTTCCTGTGTTACGAACACTAGAAAGATGGGTTCGTGACATAGCTTATGAGGAAGGATGGGATAGTTTACGGTGTACCGTAACCAATCGATTCGATTTTAATGGTTCGGGAGCAGTAAGTATCATTATTTTCCATGATGGAGTGATGGGTATAGAAGATATTTTGGAATATGCTAAGGCAGATTACATAAAAATGAAGGGTTTGACCGAAGAAGAGGTTGAAGACTTAATCTTTGACTGGGAATTCTTTAACGATGATATTGACCCGTACTCAATCCCTGTCATAGACAGTAGTGAACCGCCAGATGAATGGTACGATAGGCTATAAATAATGATAGAAATACCGAATAAAGACACCCTAAGTATGACTTACGGCTGGTTAAAAGGGTGTAAACATGTCAAAGCGTTATATATACCACCAGCTAGATCGAGATTCTTAACGAATTGGCTTACAGATACCGAAAAAGCGGATTGTAAGCGGATGAAAGGGAAACTCCCTTGGACAATATGGAATTCCGCATGGAAAGCTATGTTGGTTGATTATGAGTATACAATGGAATCAGAAGTATTCCGTTCACTAAAAACAACCTTGGATAAGGAGAACCTGTAATATGGAAGATCAATTTGTGATTAGCTTTAACGACTCCCTTCACCCGGAAGGAGAGTTTGAAGGGGTGATCGCTGATGTTGAGGTAGACGAAGGTCAGTACGGGAGACAATACAAGTTTCATGTTGATACAAGCGAGTCTGAACGTCCACTATGGATATGGACACAACTGAAGACTGGCGAGACCAGTAAACTTGGAAGGCTTTTAATGGCTTTAAAGCGGTGTAACTATAAGGATTTACTAGAGTTCCTTAAAGACGATGACCATGAGTTCGATGTACGGAACTCTATCGGAGCTTCGTTTATGGTCACAGTTACTCATAAAGAGAACCAAGCGGGCCAGATAAGGGCAAACATAACAGATTTCGGACCCCTTGAAGGTGAAGAAGGGCAAGAGGAGATACCATTTTAATGGATGACAAAAAGATTAATACCCCTACAATATATCTTGCGGGAACCCATAGTAAGGAGTGGAGAGGTGAAGTTTGCAATTCTTTTCAGATAGAGGATAAAGCTAAGGATAATAACAACCTGCTATGGTCATCAGATTTTTCTGTTTTGGACAGGTTCAATGGTGTGGGGCTGAAAAGGTTCCATGAAGATTTTAATAATGATTTTGACGAGGTTTCTGATTCGTATGGAATATGCAATTCGGTTCGTCAGGCTAAAGAGAAATCGGATCTTATATTTATTTATATATCTACACCTCCCGACCCTTTAACCTTTTTAGAGGCAGGGGTGATTTTGGGACAGGATAGAATCCCGATTGAGGGGTTCGATACGGAGAGGTCACATGCCAGAGTCGTGGTGTACATGGATGAATCTGCACAAAAAAGAATCCCGAAAGACCCTGTCTACAGGTACTTGTCGGGACTGACTGCTTATTCTCCTCCTGTGACAATGAAGGACGCTTTAAGGAATTGGATATATAAATTTAACTATGACCTGCTTTTACATCCAGATAGTCCGATAGAGAAAGTGTTTTTTGAGTATTGGCTGGAAGAGATGTGGGCAGATCTGGATAGCGGGACTCATTTGGAACCTAACTATCCTGTATATAACGCTGTAGCAGGAAAGAATTTCTATATAGATTTCGCTCATCCTGAAAGTCAGGTCGCTGTTGAGCTTGACGGGATGGGACATTTCGGTCAGAGTGTACCTCAAGACCCCGAACATGAAAACGGGGACCCGGCAAGTTATCGGAAATATTTGGATGAAGATAAAATCCAGAAACATTATCAACGCCACCGATTATTACAGGAAGATGGGTGGGAACTGGTAAGGTTTACGGGCCGAGAAGTGAATAACAATACTGTAGCTTGTTGCGAATTTGTCCAGAAGGTTATTAGGTCAAGGATGGGAGTGGTGAAGACCCCTGACCCCGGATTGCTTCAGACAGGCAAAGAACTGAAACGGTTGCGTGTAGATGCGGGGTTAACCCAAAAGCAAGCCTCGGAAGTTACGGGTCTGCAAAGAAGAAGGTTCTCAGATTTTGAGCGAGGGTTGCTGTATCTGCCTTCTGATTCAGAGGCGTTACTGAGGAAGAAGTATCACGAATTAATCCAACCTAAGCTGGATCAAATCTTAGAAGAAGTTCCACTAACGTACTCTGATGAGGATAGGCTTGTTGAGCAAGAGCCAACGGGTACGGGTTGATCTCAAGAATTTAAAGTTCCCGTCGCTTAATGAGATGTACGGGGGGAACCATTTCGTCAGGGCTAAGATTAAGAAAACATTTGGGATAGCATTAAAAGCAATATTCAGGCGAGGATTTCGTCCTGTTAACCAGTATCCCTTTAAGATCCAGTTTACTTGGTATTTCCCTGATTTAAGGACAGATCCTGATAATCGTGCTGGGGTTGGACAGAAAATAGTGCTTGACTCTTTACAGGATGCTGGCATTATTAGGAACGATACCTTGAAGGATGTAAACTATATTTCACATTCTTTTAGTCTCGATAGGAAAAATCCGAGATTAATAATCAGGTTAGATGAACCGCAACCTGAAAAGGAAGAAAGTTCGGATAACCAGTTAAGTTTTTTATAAAGGAGACAATAATGTTACTAGGGTTAAAAACGTCACATACAGACGTTATAGATGAGCTTCTTCAGGCAGAGGGACTATGGGTGGATGATCCTGACGATAAGGGAGGGGCAACTATGCGGGGTATCACGTTAAAATCTTATTGTGACTATCTCGGTAGGGATGTCTCTAAAGATGAGTTGCGTGACATGCCTAAAGAAGATGCCGTGAAATTCTATAAAAGCATTTATTGGGACGGTGCAAAAGTAGATACATTCAGTGATGATTTAAAACATTTGTGGATGGACATGTCTGTCAACCACGGAAAACGGAACGCAGGTAAGATTTTGCAGCAAAGCGTTAATACGAAAGAGAATGCAAATGTTCTGGATGTGGACGGGATCGTAGGAATGGGGACGTTGAATGAAATAGGTATCCTCGATATCAAGGATGTGCTGGTCGAAAGGGTTATCTTTTTCGTTAATAACATATTTGATGGGTCTCGATACCTTAAACGGACACCGCAAGCCAAGTTTATCAGGGGGTGGACCTTTCATCGTGTGTTCCATTTCCTCACTTATCCGCTGGAGATTATTATCGGGAAAAGGGATGCGGAAATCGAGGTATTAAAAGCACGTATTGAGGAGTTGGAAAATGCTTGAAGCTGTTGTTTTTTTTGGAGGGTTTGTCTTATTCACAGCTTTACTGGTTATTCTTATACGCAAGGTGCAGGGTACAAGTGGGATTAGGTGAGATACTCAAGGGATATTTATACTGGAAAGGATGGAGGTCTCTATGGAAAAGGGGCAGGAAAGCTAATCAAGAAGCTATTGAAGACCTTCTTAACCAAATTAGGATTTCTGGTAAGACCGTTTCTGAGACCGAAGAAGTAGAGAGGGTTCCTATAATGGAAAGCAAATCTAAATCGTTTACTGACAGTGAACTTTATGAAAAGGAGCGTCAGGTGGGGATAGAAATCCACCACTGGTAAGTATGGAAACTATAGAGATGACATTAAGAGGACTTCCCGTAGAAATGAAGGGTAATACTATATATATAACACTTAGGTACTCTGAGGACGGGCAGTTTAGTATAAATGATAAGATTAAAGAGTATATTGATAGGGGTTACAAAGTAGAGGTTTCCGTTGATGGTCAGGTTACCTATCTGGATGTCAGGACAAATTATGTTTCCAAGGAACGGGTAGTGACCAAGTTTAAAGATTCTCAAGATTGGTTTAAGTATTGGTACGAGGTTGGGGACAAACCAGCGCAAGAGGTGATTGATTTTGAAAACATACAGGATAACGTACACGCAATCCAGCGAAAACACGGTTGAGGTAGAGGCTTCCAGTGCTAAGGAAGCATGGGAGCTAATCAAGAAGGGAGACCTTGAGAATAACAAGAGTGTTCTTTGGAATATTCAAGGCAAGGGTATGTTTAAAGCTAAACTAACAGAAGAGATCACGAAACACATTGCGAGTAACCCAGCGTGAGGGAGAGTAAGAAGATTCATGCTATTTGTCCGACCTGCGACAAGGAGTTTTCTTTCATTCCGAGTAGGAAACAGAAGTATTGTAGCCATCCCTGTTTCTTGAACCATCCTGAAAACAAATCTAAACGAAGGGCAGCTTTTAGTTCTTTTTATAAGAAGGGTTGATTATGACTATTTTAATATTTTTGCTCTGGTCTGTTTATTAGAAACTAAAAAGCGTAGTAAAAGAATATGATATGGGTGATCTTTTTTGGTGGGTTGCAACTCTGATCGTTGTTTCCATTATATTAATGTTTTCTATTATTGGATTAATCACAACAGTTGGATGGGTTGTAGTTCTCTTATTGGGATGAGGTATCCCAAAAAAAGAAGGTTAAAGGTTGAATGGGTAGAGAAACTCGTTGAGAAGAAATCTACCTTTTGGCGCAGGTTGATTATTTGGTTTAAGAAATCCTTTTGGGAGAAATAGATAAACATGAAATCATTAAGAGAGATTGTTGGTCCTTACAAGGAAACTGAACCTATTATATATGATAGTGATGGAATACCATTATTAGAATGTACATGGATTCCTCCAAATTCATGGAATGCTAGAAAGGAGCAATATAAGAATGCAGGTCTTTGGCAGTTTGTTTGTCCTAGTTGTAAGAATACCCATACACATGGAGCAGGGCTGGAGGATGATCAGTCTTTTGGGATAAAAGGACATAGGATGTCTCATTGCATAAAGAAAGATAAAATTGGAAATAGGTCTTTTCCTAAAGGTTATTATCTTAAGTATGTAAGTGGCTATAGACCTCAAGAATTTGGGATAGGTCGTAATGTTTAGTTTTATATTAATGGTAGTTTCAGCTTTTGTTGTTATGTATGCTGCTGTCTGGCTTATTAACGAGATATATAGGAGATAAGATGGCTAAAGCGGGGAGGCCACGGTTGAAAGTGATAAAGCCTGAACAATACAAAGAAACTATAATTACGATGATGAGATACGGTACAAACGTAGATCAGATTGCAAAAGATTTAGATATCAAGGAATCTGTTCTGGATGATTTCATCAGGAAAGAAGGTATAGACTGGGATTTAAGACGCAGGTCTTGGGCATGGAAAACTGAAGGGAAGGTTTATAGAAAAAGGAGAGGGGGGAAGCATAAGGAAATATGAATAATCTTAAAAGGACATGGAAATATTCAGAGGAAGAAAAGCGTCATGGTGTGTTTCTTTATATGCTTTGCGGAAGATCGTTTCAGCGGGCAGCGGAGATGATGGGGGAACCTTGTACAAGAGATCGCATACGGTCATGGGTCGAGACTTATAAGCATGATGGAAGGTTTGAAGAGATAACGGCTGAAGCGGAAGAGTATTTCGCTAAAACCCTAATGACTGCTGCGGGAACTACCCTTTCAGTTATGATGAGTAACTTGGAAGAAGCGGATTTAAGAACACAGTTACTTGTTTTTGACAGAGTTATGCACTATTATAATACGTTTAGGGATCAACCTGTGCAGTTGACAGCACAACATAAAACCGTTGTGAGTATCACCGAAGGCGAAGTAAAAAAAGAGATAGAGAAGGTGTATGGTGGACTTATCAAATCAATCTCTAGTGGACCTGTGGGAAACGGCTTACCTGAATCACCCCCAGTTGTTAGTGGAAAACTTGGGGCAGATGACGGCAGCAATGGGAGCACTGTTAAAGGTACAGAGCAAGAGTAGGGAACTCGTACCTTTTATCCCTAACGAAACCCAGATGAGGATCTATAGGGAAATCTTCAGGCAACAGGAAGAAGGGAAACCTGTTCGTATCCTTGAGTTGAAAGGAAGACAGCAAGGTAGTTCTACAGGGATAGGGGCTTATAATTTCCTCCGTACTATCTGTGAACCGGGGACTAATAGCCTTATTATCACTGAAGAGAAGGGGGGGTCTGCCTCCAATATTTTCAGTATGTATAGACGGTTCCATCAGTATTTACCCTTACCTGTATCTACAGAGTCAGCGAGAGAAGGGCATCTGTTGAAACTAGCCCCTCCTGTTAATAGTCAGATTAAGGTTGAAGGGGAAAAGAACGTTACGTCCTATACCTTTCAGATGGTACATTTATCTGAAGCTGCGTTCTTTACCAATCTCTCCAAAACGTTAGCCATGCTTTTCCAGACAGTACCTGATGACCCTTCCACATTGATAATACTCGAAACCACAGCTAATATGGCAGGTGACGATTTCGCTATTGAATGGACAAGAGCACAGGAAGGTAAATCTGATTTCTCTGCTTTGTTTATCCCGTGGTATGTTCATAACGAATATAAGACTCCGTTCAAAACAGAAGCTGCTGTCAAAAGGTTTGAAGATTCCGTTGGGACAGCAGCGAACGATATGTACGGTGATGAAAGAGGGCTTTTCGAGCAGTATCCGGAGATGAGTCTTGAGAGTTTAAGTTGGAGAAGGTCAGCAATCAGGAACCGTACTCAGGGCAGTATTTCGGAATTCATGCGACAGTACCCTGCCACAGCAGAAGAAGCGTTTCAGGCTAGTAATAACAGTATATTTGATATGGGGGTTCTTTCTCGCTGGTTGGAGAAAACTGTTCCCGCAGGGTATCGGGGTTACTTTGTTTCTAGAAACGGGGAGCCTCATTTTGAAGAAGACAGTTCTGGTATTGTTCATATCTGGGAAGAACCTCATCTTTATCTCGAATATGTTGCAGGGTCTGACCATGCGGAAGGATTGGATAGTGGGGATTATTCGTGCTGCTTGATATTTAAGCGGATGCCGTTACAGCTTGTGGCTAAGATAAGAGGGTTTGACGGAAGACAAGTTCCTATAGACGAATTTGCAGAACAGATGTGGTTAATGTCCCTTTATTATAATCAGGCTTATTGCTGTCCTGAGAATAATGCGGATGGGGGTACGGTTGCACATATCCTTAGAAACGAATATACTTACCCGAATTTGATTACTGAAGAGATGTTAGGGTTGTTCGCTCACAAGACTGACAGGATAGGTTGGAGAAACACTTCAGCTACCCGTAGGAGAGTTGTCGCTAGAGTGCAGGAAGCTATTCATAATGAAGAAATGGTTATACCTGATGAGAAACTTATACGGGAATGCCAGACTTTTGTGGCAGTCAACGGAAGACCTCAAGCGATGAAGAAAGGTAAAGGTAGACGGATCGGAGAACCTGAAGATGGGTACTATGATGATGAAGTCATTGCTTGCGGAGGGGTTTTGTTAGCACATGACGCTCTTCCTTTACCGAAGTCAGCAAGTTATTATGAAGCTAAAGATCAACCGTATTGGTCAGAACTGGATGATTTGATGGGCGGGAAGCATTATCTGGATTTAGTTTAAGGGGGAGGTTATGGCGAAAGGTAAGAATTTTGAGCAGATGACTAAAGAGGATGACATCCTTGAAGTTTTTAAGTCTATGCGTGATGAATCACGTGAGAAGGTTGAACCCAGAGCGAAAGAAATACAGCGCAATTATTTGACTTATTTGGGGAACCATTATCTGAGAGAGAATGAAGAAGGATGGACCCCTGATGACAAAGCACCTTCGTGGAGGTTTAGGGTCAAAAGGGATATTATAGGCCCTATGGTGGATACTTTACGCCCCATCCTAATGAGGGGATACCCTAAATATTACGTTGAAGCGGATTATCCTGAATTACCTGCCATGATTGAGACGGAAGATGGTCAGCAGGTTCCTACGCCTATGCGAGAAGGGGATAGTGCAAGATTCTTACAGAATATCCTTGAAGCGTTCCATGAAGAACGGGGTGAAGGTATCGAGGTGGCGAAACTGCTGGTTGATGTTTTGGTTGGCGGGACTGCTTATCGAAAAGTGAAGTTCTGCCCGCAGACGAACAGGGTGCGATTACCACATATGAACTTTGAAGATGTTTTCCCCGACCCATACGGAACACGTAGTGATTTCGGGGACCATAAATATGTGATTATACGTAACGAGATGGATTGTTATGATATTGAACGTATTTACGGTGTTAAAGAGAAGGATTTCGGTGGGGATGACGAAGACACGCTTGGTGACGGCTTATTCAAAACTGTTAAGACGATGTTTAATAAGAATTCTAGCCAGAAGAAAGATACTGTTGATCAGAACGAAACATGGAAACGGAGAAGGTATGATGTGTGGGAGTTGTATTATAATGAAATGACTCCGATGCAGACAGAGTTCGGTAAAGCTCCTCCTAAAGCTGTGCGTTATCCTAGAGGTAGGCATATCGTTATAATCAACGATAAAGTGGTTGCGGTAGACAGGGAAAACCCTTATTGGCATGGTCAGTTCCCTATACTTTCTTATAACGCTAACCCGTTACCACATGAGTTTTTCGGTAAGAGTGATGTGGACTCGATGGTCTCTATTCAGAGTGCGGGGAACATTTTGCAGAACATGGTTATTCAGAACGCTATGCTGTCTACAAATACCCAATGGATTTATGAGGAAGGAGCGTTGTCAGCCGAGGAAATTACAAATCAGCCCGGACTAATGATACCAGTGGCTCCGGGGGGTATAAGTAGACTTCAGAGGTTGGAACCCGCAAACATTGGTCGTGATGCAATGATGCTTATAGAGCAACTTGAAGGTCATGCCCGAAGTGATATTTCAGGGGTTCAGGATGTGATGATGGGAAGAGAGCCGACATCCAATTCGTCAGGTATATTAGCGAACACGTTGCAAAGTGCTGCATTGACAAGGCAGGGGTTCAAAGTGCTGTCTCTTGATGTTACTTATAAACGTCAGGCAATACTGGAAATATCGTTAATACAGCAGTTTTACAATTTTGAAGATCCGCAAGTTACTCGTAAGACGCAGATGGGAGAACTTATGCAGTGGAATGAAGCTATACGCAACCTGACATATGATGTTGTAGTGGAATCTAAAGCTGATATGCCTCATAATGTTGTTGCTAGAATGAATATGGGTATCCAGATGTTGCAGATGGGGGTATTCGATATTATGGAATTCTTGGATTATACAGGGATAAAGATACGTGAAGATCTGAGGAACTCGTTGGTCGGAGCTAGTTTTGGTCAAGGTCAACAAGGTCAAGGTCAGGGGGGTCTCGCAGGTCAGGAGAATCTGGGTTCAGGGGTTCCGCAACAAGCTCTGCCTTCAATGTAGAAAATAAATTTCCGCTTTTGGGGTCAGTTACGGAATAGTATAAGTAGGAGGTAAATTATATGTCATCCGAAACTGAACTTCGCATTATCATCAAGCCCACGCACGTTGAAAGGATTACACTGCGGGCGGTAGATGACGAGGGGGAATTGGTTGGATTGGAGATGTACAAGGAATTGCTTGAAGAAATCCAGCGATTTACTCGTTGTGCCAACCAGATTTTAAAGGATTCTCAATTACTATTCTACCTGTAAAACGGAGGGAACTATGCCGAAAGTAGGTAAGAAACATTTTTCGTATAGCAAGAAAGGTCGAAAAGCTGCCAGTACTTACGCTAAGAAGACAGGTAAGAAGGTCACCAGAAAGAAGAAACGGTATTAGCAGTGTGGGTTTATGGCTGGGTAGCATTACTAAGGTGTTTGGTTGCCACGGGACTGGCGTTAGTGGTGTTTATTATGATAGGGTTATTAGCAAAATACTTATGGCAATTTTAGGTAATGATACAGATAAGCGAAGAACTGGTGAGGTCATTATTAGAGGATGATAATGTACCTTTTGCAGAAATCAATTTAAAAAAACATAAAGGGACCCTTACTTATCTTGAAGTACGCTTGAAAGCGATAGATGAAGAAGGGATCGCATGGATAATGAAGGTTTTGGATTATGCCAATCAGCGAAACAAAAAAAGCGCAGGATCTGGTGATAGAGTACAAGGTACGGTTGGAGGAAGCGTTGAAACCCAACGCAATCCTGAACCAAAGATTGATAAGGGTAATAGGCTTAAATACAGAGATTCTTCTTGAAAGCATGACGCAGACTGCACAGTTACGAGATGAAGTGGGTAGAATGCGGGCTGATATGAAGAGTATTGCAAAAAAAAATTGTTGACAAATAGGTTTTGATGGTGTATTAGTTTTTTATAATCGTATTTCTTTCTATGTCGTTTCGTTTTGGTTGCCCGAAACGAAGGTCTGGTATGTTATAGGCGTAATGTACCAGACCGCATTTATAAATAATACTGGACAAGTCGTTAAGACCCCAAAATAAAAAGGTGTAAAAAATGTTAGAAGACCAAGGCTCACAAGCTGCTGAAGAAACAGGGAACTCCGATCAAGGAACAAACCCTGTTGCACAGGAGAGTACAGTCACCGCAACTCCAGAACTGGATGAAGCGGGAAGCGAACTGCAACAGATGCGTAACGAGATGGATAAGAAAAATGTCCATGCTCAGAGAAAGATTACGCAGATGGGGCAGGATAATTCACAGATGCGAGATGATTTAAGTCAAAGGGATGGTGAGGTGCAACAACTTCGTCAACAGGTGAACGAGTTGCAATCGAAGCAGTCCCAATATATGTCTGATTACGGATTAGAAGATGCTAACCAAGAGGCTTCAGGGTCTGATGGGGGGCGATTGGATATGATGGAAAGGGCATTAGGTGACACGATAACCGAGATGTATAATATGCGTGAAAGCCTAGCTCAGGCTGATGCTGGGAGTAAGCAAACTCAACGGGTTCAACAGTACACGGATAACTACGGCATGAGTGCCGAAGATGCACAATTGGCAATCCAGTACGAGGATGCGGGAGAGTTTATGAATTCCCATAAAGTTATTGAACTAGCTTCAGCACAAAATAGATCACGGCAATCGGCAAACCAGAGACGAGGTTCATATTCTTCTACTGAGGGGAGTTCTTCTTCTTCTCTATTTAAGAGCGCAACTGACAATAAGGCTGCTGTCGATAATATCTTAGGGGGTTCTAGGACTCCCGAAGAGGTGGCGAGTCTAATCGCTGATGATCCTAGCTTGATTGATAAGTTGGGCGACAGTTTAAAATTCAGTAGTGAGTAACTACAGTCAGGACGGGCCGGACTAGAGACTGGCCCGTCTTCTCTCTAGTGGTTGTAGTGAACAACTTTAATTCTATAGGAGTTTACTACAATGGCAGCTATTCTTGACCAAATCAGTATAGCGACCTTAGCGATGCACCCTGACCTCAACACTAAACTGTTGAGTAGAGATTCTGCACTCTTGCGGATCTTACAGGCTAAATCGTCTAGCATGACAGGGTCGCCTCTGAAAATTAAGGTCAGATATAAAAGAAATAATGGCGGTTGGTACGCAGGTTTCGATACTTTCAATACCGCAAGGGTTGAACAGTTAGCCGAAGGTAGCGTGAACTGGACTAATGTCTATGTTAACGTTACTGTAGACGAAGACACCTTGGTAACAAACGCTGGTATGACGATCAAAGACCTTTTGAGCGTCAATTCACTTAAAAACCTACCTAAACGTGATCGAGTTACCCTGATCAATATCTTTGGTGCTGAACTTGAAGGGGCGATAGACGACAAGCAACAATTGTTGAATTCTGCCATCTATACAGGTAGTTCAGGCAACAAACAATTGACTGGTCTTGACGGTATCATTGCAGGTTCAACAGCCCACCCCGGTGCTTACGCTGGTATGGCTGCTGCTGATCTAGGTACATTCGATGATGGACGTAGAGGGTTCCTTAGCGGGACTGATGGTTCTGCTACTAAGGATAATGTATGGGCAGCTAAGACTAAAACATTTAGTCCTACGCAGTCCATCTTGCTGGAAAATATAGCCGATGGTTTAAATGACTGTAATCAAGGGTCTTCGGACGGAATTGATTATGTCATTATGCCACTCGATATTTGGTCTTCTTTAGAACTGCAACTTGAAGGTCAGAAGACTCGTCCTAACGAGAGCCTTTCTGCTATCGGGTTCCGCACAAATATCGAATGGGTAAGTTTCGGTTGTACTTTCGTTGCTGATCCTTTCTGCCCTGCTGGTACGGTTTACGGTATCAACACTAACCATCTTAAACTAGCGACACATCCGGGTCTGCAAATGGAAATGTCACAGTTTAAAGAACCGACAGATCAAGCTGCTATCACAGCACAGGTTAAGTCGAAGTTGCAAACATGGTGCGATGATCGTGCCAAGCACTTCAAAATAGAAGGCTTAACTGCCTAAAGGAGGATGATATGGCTACTTATAAGCGGAAACGTACTCCAGACGGGTTGGGGTTAGAGACTGTCACTGCTGCCGAATTACTTGCTGATACCACTTATGTAGGGTTGGTTGAAGTTACACCTGATACAGGTGATGCTTTTACCGTTTCTAAAGTGGGGGCGATTTTCTGGTGGTTGGATGCTGCTTCTTCTGCAACAGCACAGAAGCTCTATGCTTCTAATCGTGCACCTGTGACGCTGATCACTGACGGTGTAGATCAAGGGGATATTGATCCAGATTGATGAACTAAACTAAACTAATGGTGCGGGGTTAGTTCCTCGCACCTTCTTTTTAACTGCCGTTATAAGGGTGGGAGATGGAGGAATTTAATGGCTACGAATTTTGTTAAAAGACGATCACAATGGACGAGTTCTGAGAAGAATTCAGCTTATTCAGTAAACATACGTAAACGAGCTTTAGGGGCTACCTTAGATGCTAATGGTAACCTCAGTATTTATCGACCTGCATCAGGTGGGGGTTTAGGTCTCCATATTGAACAGGAAGGTACGGCAGCTTGTTTGCAACTTACAGGTGGTGGTATTCAACCTGCATATGAAGAAATAGATGCTACAAGTGCAAATCAGACTGTAACCGTTAAGGTTTACGGTGTCACTTCTATGAAAACTGGCGGTGCTTATACAATAAGTGGGACCTTACCTGATTTAGCAGCTACTGATATAGGCAGGACTAAAACTTTTATTTTAGGTGCTGCGGGTAGCGGGGCTGTTATAATATCAGGTAACTGGCAAGGGTCAGATACTCTAATGGATATACAAAATGCGAATACGGCTCTTACTCTTGTGTGGAACGGAGATAGCTGGATAGCCGAAGCTAGTGCTGGAGTGTCATTCTCATAATAAGAGGTCTATATGTCGTTTACGCTTAAAGACCTTAAGACAGAGTTACGTCTACGTATAGGTGAACCGACGGATGGTACTGTCGGTTCATCTGTCACTTATCAGGACGAAACAGGTGTCGATGAGGCTGCCTTAGCATTAAATCTTGCTCAAAAGAAAGTCTGTGATGATGCACTGTCCACAGGATTTGCCCTTTTACAGGGACGTAAGAAGATGGCAGTTGTCTCCAGTACAAGGGAATATTCCCTTCCTTCTGATTTCACTTCCGTATTAGACCTGTTCCATTTGCATAACGGTAGTTACTATCGTTTATCCCGTCATCCGTTACGAATGATGAAAGACAGGTTGTCTGTCAATACGACTGGTACAACCTACAGCCATTACGATGTTTTCGGTAGGGCGGGCGAGGTTCTGTTGGAAAGTACGGTTACTACGGGGGGGGTAAGCAGTTTTGTTGACAATCTTCAAAATTTTACTTCAGGGGCTTTGGGTGCTGTAGGTGATATTGTTTTTAATCTGACAGATGGAAGTTACGGTACAATAACTGTGGTGGATGGGAACACGGTAACAGTAGACAGGTTAGTCGGTGGCAGAAACAATGAATTCGACCTTAATGACAGATATCATATAGAAACCAAGGAACAGATACTGGATATTCTGCATGTTTATCCCGCTATTACCGCAGGTGGTGATCTGGTTACGGTACAGGGAAACACCGCTTGGGGAGGGAGTTCTACCTTAACTTATACACCTGCTGATGAAGCGATACTCTATTCTATTTCAGTAACGTTAGATTCACCGCTCCCGACTACACCTGTGAGAGTGTCTGTTACTGATACGGCTAATGCTACTTTGGGATCGGTTGTGGTAGGGAGCAATGAAGCGGTTTTCTCTGAAGGGATCAAACTGGATGGGGGGGTGGCAAGGAATATAATAGTAACGGATGCTGATGGTGCAGCGGTGACCCCTACCTATTATAGTATAAAGGCTTATACGGGAACGGAAGAGTTGGAGTTGTATTATTCTCGAATACCTGTTAATATGTCAGCTAACACCGATTATTCGGAGTTACCTGATTGGGCGAGGGAAGCGATTCTCTTATGGGCCATATACCTGACATCATGCAAGATTTTTGGCGGTGAAAGCAATCAATCCGCTCAAGCGAGAACGCAATACGAATTTGAAGTCCAGAAGATAAAACGGTTTATGAGGGTTAAGGATCAGGATCGACTTAACCTCGTTACGGATGTGGTGGCAAGCAGGACAATCCCCACCCATAAGAATGTACCTACTAACATAGCGTTACCTTTAGGTTAGGAGACAAAAAATGGCGAATAGAAGTTCTTTTGAAACTCTTAAAGCAATCGGGTCATCTATAACTGATGCGGGCGGGATACAATTCGATATTGACGAGATGAACGTTGATCTGGATTCAGTGAAACCTGCTTCTGTTATCAATGCGGGGGCTAACATTGCTGTCGGTACTGTTGCGGAAAGGGTGGCTATAGCAGAGGTAACGGGTGTCAAGCATGGGATAATGTTAACAGCTAAAACAACTAATACGGATACAGTGTACGTGGGGCCGTCGGGAATAACAGCGGGAACGGATGCTTCATCTGGGACCCCCATAGAAGCTGGAGAGTCATTGACGGTAGGGTTCAATGACCCATTTAATCTGTATTGCATAACCCCTTCAGGATCGCAAACCCTGTTCTACATGGCGGTGTAACTAATGAGAATGCACAAGA